CGTGACATGGACTCGTTCATCCGGGACGAACGAGTCCATGTCACGGATGTCTGTTTCCAGATCAACGTGGCAGAACGCGACGTAGCTGGAGTTAACCGGCTCCGTAGCAATGTTCGGGCCAGCCGCGAGGCGGGTCGTCAGCTTCTTGGCGTGGTTACGCTTCAGAAGATTGACAGCCGCATTCACGAGGTCGAGGTCAATCGGGGTGTTCACGTCAGTACGCGCAGTTCCATTTGCATAGAACACGTTCGTACCACCGCGCAGGATACCCCACAAAATCGCTTCCTTGGTCGAAGCCGCCTGATCCGCAAGAGCGGTCATCGCATCGTCAAGTACACGGTCTTCGTGCAGGTCCTGAATCTTATCGGTAATCTGAATCCACCCACCGAACTGGGCAATAACCTGCGTGACATCTTCGTAGACCAACTGCTCGGCCGGAGGCGTGACACCTTCGGTAAGATTGGTAGTCGAGACGACAAGCGGGCGAATCCTACGCCACTTGATAACTTCGCCAACATTCTTGGGAAGCGGGGTGACGAGTGCGAATTTCTCCAACACGAGGATTGGTTCGATGCGGCTAAGCATCTTAGCAACCGCATGAATACCTACGCGGGGAGAAACGTCGCCATAGGTGACGAAAGCGCCATCTGCCATGACTTTATTTCCTTAAAGGGTTGTGTTAGGTCTTTTTTGTAATCTTGTTGTAAGACTCCAAGAAGATGCGTTCTGCGTCATCCTTACTCACCGGGCCGCTTAGGCCGCCGCCGGATGGTGTAGGGGTTGATGCAGATACAACTGATGGAGCCTTCAGTGCAGCTGCCCGCGCGGCTTCAATCTTATCCGCTGCGGATGTGTCCGGCGCTGCCGGTACAACAGGTGCCTGCGTATCTGGCTTCTTTTCAACAACAGGAGCTTTCGGGGCTTCTGCAAATCCCAGACGAATCATATCCTGTGCGTAGTTTTGGAGGACTGTAATCGCGTCCCTGTGGTCCAACGACTCGTACGCCAACTTCCTAACACCGGGGGCAGCATAGTTATCTAGCCACTCGCGGTATGCAGGACTTCCAGTTACTTCTTCGTAGTTATTTACAGCGCGCTTCAGCGACTCTCGTTCTTGAGCCATATACCGCTGCCGCTCGTTCTCGTGAAGAGGTTCGACGGCAGTCTCTCGTAACTCCTGAATCTCTGCCTTGACGGCATCGACAGCAGTGTCTACTTCAGACTTAACACGAGCCTCAACCGCTTTCGCTAGTTCAGGGTCGCTTTTAACTACTTCAGTCCAGCCCTCTGGAGTTGGTTTAGGCTGCGCTGCTGGTGCGGGCTTTTGAGGAGCCGGCGTTCTAGTGCGTTCACGTTCTACATCGCCTAGCTTTCGTTGCAGGGCAGCGATGCGACCTGAGTCGGATCGGTTGCGGTGCTCCGTCTGCTGACGAGCTTGAATCTCTTTAACTACCTTATCGCGCAAGGCTTCGGGGATTTCATTCACCCAAGCATACGGATCGGTTGTGACTGTCGTCACGGGTGCCGCTGGTACAACTGCCGGCGTTTCCGCAGGCTTAACTTCAGGAGTCGCAGGCGTGACCGGCGTCTCTACTTTCTTTTCCTCTACAACAGGTACAACAGGCGTCTCAACCACTGGTACGGGAGGAGCGTGTGCTGCATCTGCTGGAACTACGACTACGGTTGCTACTTCTGGTGTCTTACCCATCACCTCTTCTAACAGTGCTTGGGCTTGTTCTGCTGTGAAATTCTCGGGCTCAGCCATTACTTCCTCGATTTGGTCGCGGCAAGATTAAGAGACTCTTGCGGCAATAACAGTAGATTGCGTAACATAGTAGTGGCTCCCTGTGCTCTGAGCAGGTCCTTGTAGGACGTGTCATAATCATGCAGGAGCGACTGCTGCTTTTTAAGTCCTTCTTGTAGCTTAGCCTCGATGTACCTCCATGTATCATCGTTGAAATTTACAGCCACAACACCTCCTTAAATACCTGTACCTATTTTAGCTTTGAGCGTAAGCTCGCGAGCCGTTAACTTCTGGTCATTGGCACGGAGAGCAATCTCGCTACCGGCAATGAACCGCTTGGTTTGTTCTGACATGTTGTTCATATCCAACTGAGCTGCCAGCTTCTCTCGATGCTGCTCGTCGGCTTGCGCCAACTCGGCTACACGTGCCTTGAAGTCAAACTGCGCTTTGAGTACGCTAGCCTGTGCTTCGGTGTTACGTGTTGCATCCGTCTTCAAGCCCAAATCATAAGTCATCTGAGCTTCGTTATGCTTCTGATTGGCTTCGAGCTGAATCTTCTGTGCATCAAGCTGGAGACGCTGCTTGTCTACATCAATGCGGGCCATATCAGCCTGAGCCTTGAGCAGAGCGGGATCGGGCGGAGGCGGTGGCCTATTCGCACGTTCTTGCGCCATCTTCTGTGGCGTCTTGACAAGTCCCTTGTACGGCAGGTGCATGTCCATAATACGATACTGAGCAAGCATGTCCATCTCGAACCATTCGCCGATTGGACTACCCTGCGCAATCTCCATCGATAGCTTCTCCAGCTTCTGCTGGTTGAGCGCGCTCTGGAGAGCCGAGGTAGTGGTCTTTACATCAATGTCGTAAGGACCCTTAATCTCGTCTTTCTGGTTGTATTGCATTTCCCAGTCATACAGCATCTCAATGAGAGGCTTGGTAATCTGGTCATCCCACTGCTCGCTCTTGTAGAACAGAGGGCTAGACGCACTCTGCTGCATGATAGCCATACCGGTCGCGCTATCAGCACCACCTGTTGGAGACGCCATATTCAAAGCAAGGTTGGGAATAGAGCTTTCGTTATCAGCCAGCTGCATGCTCATAGTGAACAGAGCACTCAGTCCTTCAAACGCATTGTCTGGCATGAAGAACTTAATAGCATTGGAAACGTCAGCACCGTATTCGTTGGCATACCACACCTTCCAAGGCGTGCATTCCAATCCGCCTTCAGCGGGCTTAATAAGCGTGGTGTCTACAATAACCTGCGGACCGGCACTAATGCCTGCGTTGTCAAGCAACATCTTGAAGGTTTCGTTCACCACACGCTGTTGGTCACGAACCAGCATAGGCACACCAAATCCAAATATTGTAGCTGGATCGGGCTCCCACGTGCTGACTACGTAAGGGCAGCGATAGCAACCCTCTAGGTTGCTAAATTCAACACGGATTACATGGTCGTTACAAACCCATACTTCCACGAAGTAGGTGTCATCTGGAGACTCAATGAGAGGCTCCTTACCAATGTTATCCAAATCAGCCTTGCTCATAGGACCGTGATACTCCATGACGAGGTATCGATCTTTGAGAAGATTCACGCCCTGCGTAAGATAGGCAGGATCATTGAACGGGCTGTTGACATACTGGCGCGGCGTCTCGATGAGACACTTCGCTATTTGATCTTTCATGTAGCCGGGATTCTTCAGCAAATCCCTGAGCTGCGTCTTCGACATTGGATGGACTTCAATCGTGTCCTCGGCATCAGCGATGTCGGTGACAGTATCGTCCGGGAAGAAGTACCACGGATTGACACGATAGACACGTGGGACGCTTTCTTCAACTAGGGAAGGAACTCGTATAGTCTTCCCCGTCCCCGTCTTCAGCTTCTTGTAAGTCTTACGAAGGCGCGTCGCGTTGGTAGGGCCTTTGAGAATACCTGTTCCCAAAACAACCCGGTCCCACCCAGCTTTACGGTTTTCAGTACCGTAGCTAGATGCTTCGAGATGGGTATCCATCTCCTTTTCCATCAAGTCAATTTTGACATTCATCACTTCCTCAGGAGACATCGGAGGACCCTGCGGTCCTGACATCTGCTGAATAGCGGCTATGTCTTCATCATCAAACTCATAGCTTTCTGGAGGCATCAGCCGCCAGTTCTTATCACCCGCAGCAAACTGATACGCCATCGTCTGGGCAATAGCTGTCTCACACTTGACACGAACGATGTTCGTCTCAGGCTTGTGCGAGAGCGTCTTGTCCTCGGCAGTTCCAAAGGGATGTTCCCCAGTAACCACATTGTAAGTAGACAACGACCCAAGATAGAGCCGGAAGCTTTCCAACCACTGGTTCTCTTTAGCCTTGCGTGTACCCATGCGCGTGGTAAGTTTGCCGACAATATTGCGAGCAATGCCGTCCAGAATCTCTTCTAGTTCGGCCTTTGCCTTTGCCTCTGCTTCGTCAGCAAGTCGTGCAATTTCTGCCAACTCGTCTGGACTAGGGGCGGCTTCGACCGCCTCAAGGGTAACTGTTTTCCGTTTAGACATTATATCGCCTTGTACGCTGAATCAGCGGTCCCTTGATACCAGCAGGGTTGACGCGCGAGGAGGGTGTTGCTTTGGCGTATTGGTTGGTAGCTACCAGATAACGCAGCGAATCCATCGCATGGTCATCCTCTTTAACAATCTTACCTTTGTCACGACGGTAGACAATGTATTCATTCTGAAGCGCGCGAGTAGTGTCTCTAAAAAATTTGAGCTTGCCTTCCACCATGAGGCTTGTAACCTTCATGATACCGGCATCTACTTGGTTGTTCGCTTCGCGTAGCCGCAAGCCAAGCCTGCGATACATGCTAAATACTTCTGCTCCATCCGAAGGACCTTTCAGCTTCTTAGATGCTGGGTCAATAGCTCCAATCATCCAATCACCAGCAGTCATCTTGATAGATGCTGCGTGTACTTCAGGAACCTGCCTTGCTACGTAGTGCTCACCGTAGATGTAAAGGATACCCGTATCTGGGTCCTTGGCACCGAATACTGCCGCAGTGCAGTTCCAGCTGGCATCCATGCCGTACATCTTTTCATAATGAGCAGGTATAGGAAAGCTATCTACTAGTAAATCACCAATAGGCAGAGGATAGACAGCACCGTCGCCAACTGTAGGGATACCCTTACTAACAGTGTCTCTGAGGTGGATAGGAGTAGATTCAAGAATCTCTCGCTTAGCCTTGTCGCTCATCCACGGAATATCATCCCATGAAATAGCAATCGCAGCTCTATGCTTCTCGTACACCTGTCCGGGTGTACCTTCGTCGCCATACATAATCTTGATGGCGTCTTTGGATGACATGCCCTCTTCCATTGCGGTAAGAGCGCGGGCTTTGTCCAAACCTTCAATCTGTTCCGTACCAGCAAGGAGGTCGCAGTTGGCTAGGAAGTTGGCGAGAAGTCGTGTCAGGCCATCTTTCGGTGTGATCGTGTGGATCAAACGCCCTTCTGCTCCGCCCTTCAGCACTGAAGTACGAATCAAACACTCATTGTAAATATCCTCTGGACAGGGCTCATCGAGCCACACCAGATGCTTCTTGGAGCCATAAAAGGAAGGTGCTTCCTGTTTGTAGCTCTTAAATCCGATGGTGCTGGTACCGCCCGAAACGTGTTTCACTTCAACAGTGTCGAGCAAATCAGGGGTACCAAGCGCCTTGGTCTTACGACCAATCGTATGGAGCGGTAGCATGCCAGTTCCCCACTCACCTATACGGCCCATTAAGGCCTCTTGTACGGTATCGCGGGTAGACTGACCAGTTTTTCCACATGCCCATATTTCAACCGGGCCATCAAAGCGCACGCCCTTCCACCATTTCGGATAGAGTCCAGTGGCTAGCACTGCGCTGATGTAAGCACCCAAAGACGTTTTACCGCTTCGGTTGCCTCCGAGCAGGAGAATCTCACGGTAGAAGTCTGTGGCATCAATGAAGGCGCGATGCTTTGGCAGCGCGTCTATTGAGTAGGGACCATCTTCCCTGAACCACTTATCTATACCGCTATACTCATCCCGCTTGTCTAGTTCCTCCATCAAATTGAGGAGTTCTTGCAAGTCCGAGTTGGACACTCCGTTGTCTTTAGATTTTTGTACCAAGGAAACAATCTTGGAGCCCAACACGGAATCGTTCATTAGTGCTCTGTCATTAGCGCCTGCATTTCCACAGGGGCGGGAACTTGCTTAATCTTTTTACTGAGGGCTGCGATACGACTCTTTATGTCGTCGGTGCCCATATCTTTGGGAGCTGAGAGGTCTTTCAGTTCCGTCTTCTCCGACCAACCGAATTCGTTCTTCATGAACGCAATCCAATAGTTGAAGGCTGACGGAGGTGCTCCTGCTTTAGCCGCCTTGCGGCCAAGTTCGAGCCAATACCCCTTACGTGCTAGACGCCCAAACTCTACGAGCTGGGCGAAAAGTGGATCGTCAATCAGCTTGCTCTGGAACAGCTTGTACGGCATCTTCAACTCGCGGCAAATTTCTACGTCGCCGTGGCCTTCGTTGTACAACTGCACCATCTTGTCCGCCCAGTGCGTCCCGTCCTCCGTCAACGCTTGCGACTTCTTCGACGGCCGGCCTATCTTCTTGCCGTTCTTCGAGAGTGTCGGGCTTGTCGCTGCCGGGTTCGGCAGAACGTCCTGAGTTAAACTTGCTGTAGTCGATGTAGCTACCTTGTCCATCTGGCACCAAATAGAGGGGAATCGCGTCTAGTTTGCTGAAAATTCTTGCTAAAGGAAACACCTGAAACTGCCCATCTGGGGTAGGCTGGAGTCCAACCAAAAGCTGGTGAATCTCCCCCGTCTCCGGGTGCATACCATCCATATACGCTAGCTGAGCAAGGCTTGCAGCCTTATACAGCATCATCAACATCTGGGCTTTCTGCGGTGTGCGGTCGTTGGTAAGTATCATCAAAGGAGGAGCTGATGCCGAATTCTGTTTACTTTTCTTACTCATAAATACACTCCTGTAAATCGTTTCGTTTTGTATGGTTGTCATGTGCGGTAATAACCCGCAAATTCCAAGGAACGTGTAAACCAGAAACATCTACACCTTTCAAAGGCACGATGTGGTCCACGTGGTAAGGTTCTCCGGCCTGTTTTGAAAGCTGTTTCGCCGTTTGATGGAGAACGTAAATTTCTTTCCTGTCTTCTTCAGACAACCACTTAGGAGTGGCATTCATTTTCCTCGCTCTGGATTCACTTACATAAGCATTAATTTTAGCTGACGCTTTTTTCAAATACTTTTTTCTGTGCTTTTTCCAAATCTCTAGACCGTTGGGTTTAGTAAGGTAGCGGCTATTAGCTTCTACTCCACATGCAACGCAGTGTCTGGTATGTGTTCTTCGTTTACTTAGATGGCCGTTTCTACAAACACTTCCTGTGAAGTAATGAGAAAGATTTTGTTTAATCGCTTCATCTCGTGTCAAGATCATTAGGGGCGGTGCAGCGGCTTGGTTCTTTGCGGCTACAGCCTTCTTCTGCTTGGACACAAAATCTCCTATTATGTGCGTATTGCGTATTCGCCTGTACGAATGCGATAAGCAATTCGTGTGGCGCGAGCCCTTGCCTGTCTGGCATAGAGCGAGTTCATTACGTTCTTGGCTGCTCCATTCCAATCCTGCTCATCCATAGCAGCTAGGGTGCCGTGAAATCCTGAAAGCTTGGTTGCCCCAAGCTGGAAAGCCATGTTGACCAAGGCTCCCTTTCGCGGACCATCTAGTGCCATGAAGAAAGGAACAGCATTCTGTGCATCTGTCACTGCCTCTTCAAAGTCCGTCTCGAAGAGGTCTTCAGCTTCCTGCAAAGTGATTGTTCGTCCTTCAACAGCCTCACGTCCTGTGTGGCCATAACCAATAGTCTTTACACCCACACTGTCTTTGTATGTCGTGAGACGGAGCCCTTCATCGAGCTTCAGCTCACCCTTCTCCATCTCTTCCCAGCTTGCCATAAATTCCTCTTACTGGGTGGCAAATCGAACGTTGGTTACGTGGGTTGGGTCCATTGCCTGTACGTTGATGTAGACAGGAACGCCGTTACTAATGCCTACATAGAAATCATTACCCGGCCCATTACGGTAGAGGAAGATGAAGTTGTCGTCATATACAACATTCTCTTTCATCTTCAGCACAGTGTTAGGATTGAAATCACCCGGAGCTAGGCTAATGGAGACACGGAGAGGATTGCCCACTCCATAGATAGGACACTTGATTGTATGCGTACTCTGCGGCCCATTAGCTACAATCTTGGCTGCCAAATACTTCTGGGCAGGTAGAGTGAAGTCGAAATAGGACGTGAAGTGTGGGTAGTCCTGAATAGGGACAGTGGCATCAATACGGCCTGCCATGTTCTTAAACTGCGTAACGTCTACATTGTTAGCAATAGTACCATGAAGATAACGAATCTGTGCTGTGAGCAGCTGCCCCGCTGGAGGCGGAGGCGGCGCATTGGTTGCAAAATTGTACGTGCTACCAGCAACGGCTACAGTATCAGCCGTAAACTGAAGAATACCATTCTTGTTAACAATCAAGGTCATGTCTGATTCGATCAAACTTACGTCTGATCGTCCACTGATACACCAATGAGCTGGGTTGTGCGAGACTTGCGGGCGATGTACGTGCCCGGATCAACTAGGTAGAACGTAGGCTCTTGTTGTGAAAGGTAAACAGAAACACGCCTGCGATTCTTACCTGCCTGCGTGCGCAAGGGTTCATACGTTGACGTACCAACCTTCTTCAAGATTTGCGTCTTAGCGCGTTCGCTGATGACGCCTGTCGTAGTAACCAAATAAACCGAAACAGGAGTGTCTACAGTAAATTCTGAACTATCACTCGCTGAGGCCGTGGGTGCTAGCACCGCTGTCGTTGCCATCTTTTTCTTCCTTAACTGGTTCTGCGGCAGCCGCCACAGGTGTAGACTCTAAAGAAGGAGGACTACCGCCCCACTTCTGGTCAATCAAACTCTGCCAGACGTTAGACAAATTGTAAGCTGCTAGCGTGGCTGGTACAACTACGGCTAGCTGTGAGGCATCTCTACCACACAGCCAGCCGATTAAAACTACAGCAAGTCCTACCGTCGTAACTAGAAACTTGGTGCTTACGAACCTGAGGTAGAGCTTCTGCTTGTCAATTGGTATTACGCCGCCGGAGGCTTCGGAGGGAAAAACTTCGCCTTGAACTTGGCCAAACCTACCTTGAAGAGCTTGACCGCCGTCACGCCACCGACTGAACCAGCCAGAAGCAAGAGGCCAATAGTTGCCGCCGTACCCAGACCAAAAATTGCGCACATGTGTTAGTTCCTTAAATTAGATGAGAACGCCAGCTGCAACAAGCTCCGTGCGGAGTGTGTTGATTCGCGTAACGATAGTAGCGAAGTTGTTATTGATGGCACCACTAACGTCACCTGAGTTGGTTGCGCCAACAGAAACGGTAGTCGTGATGCTGGGAGTACCAGCACCGCTAGTGAGAGCAGCAGGGGTAGTCTGCGGCACAGTGATGGAAGCGCCACCACTAATGGAATTTAGTGTCTTGAGAAGGTGAGTCTTCTGGAGAGAAGTGAATTCACCATCAAACTGAATTGGTTTGAAATTGAGAGCCATGTTAGCGTCCTGATTCGGGGTGAGAGGATAGATTTCCTACGGCTAGGCCGTGAGAGCTAAGTGCTTGATTCTATTGACTGCTACTTTCTTGCGGACAACAAACCGACTTTTCCCCTAGATGTTAGTAGTCGCTCTGCTGTTTATCGCTTGAGCTATCTAACAAACCAAAGCACGGGTAGTAAGCTGTTCCCCTCCAGCAAGCTGGCATGAGCTACTCGTAAGAGAAGCCATCTAGGGGCCTGTTGACAGTCGGCGTCATTGCAGGACTTGGGGCATAGGAAGTAGTGGTGATAGAACAACTGGACTGTAGGCTCATGACTTCCTACGAGGGCATCGCCCCTATTATCCTAACTGTTCCTGCTTTCCCCTCACCCGAGGGCTTCCTAACTGGCGAGCGTTTTATGGATGTCTCGCCCATCCCCAACTTTATCGCCTGTGTTGGCACTGGCTACTGGGTACATAGCGGCCCCATCTCGCATTGTTTGTCACCGGAATTCGCCCCCGGTTGCCGGGTTGTTCAGTTGCCCTTGCCCTCATACTCCCCTACTAGGTTGTCTGGGCTCGCCTTATTGGGGGCGGCTTTGAGCCTTTCGGGTTTCTTAGTTTCTCGCTTCGTTGCTCATGGTATGTACATGTGGCTACTCAGGCCACCCTCTACACCAGACGCTATCCGCTATTCTAGGGGTCTCATCGCCAGCGTCCCTGCGTCAGGGCTAATAGCCGAGGACTTTACTGATCGGTCACATCCTTAGACAACAGTAGGGGTAGTAAAAGTTCCCCTATGCTCGTCCCTGTACTTCTTTAGGGCGTTGTACCTATACTCCTTCATCCTATCTTCTAAGACTAACTCTCTGATTTTATTAGCTTTTCCTTCTTCAGATAGGCCCTCAAGCCTTCTTCGCAAGTTCTGCTGCTGCCAATTTCCGGCCATTTGCGACTATCTCCCCATTGAATATAATGACCATGTTCTCCAGAGTCCAAGGCTTCTCTGGAGATATACGCCATACCCGTGCGTCCCCACGCTTCGATCCTCTCCTGCTGAATATCGTGTGGGTAGCTCCGTCCCGCATCCGTACAGTACCGGCTGCCTGCCACAATAACCACCATTCCGTCAAGGAAACCAACCACGTCGTCGAGTTTCCACGCTTTCTTGCACGACTGGCATACGTTTTTCTCAAGTGTTTCCATGCACCACTCACTCCTGCCCATGTTTCCTTGTCCCTTTCCATCTTCTTTGCATACTGTTCCGGGTTGAACTCGGACTTTTTGCCCGACTTCTGGCTCTTTAAGCCCTTGAATTGTATGCCTTTTTTGACCTTTCTGACCCGTATTGGGGGTCGAACAAGGGTTCCGTGCTCCTTAATCTGTCCGATTATTTCCTGTAAATCCACCCTTCTACCCTCCTTAAATGCCTTTTTTATGTACATATTAGACCCTTTCTGTATAGGAAAGGTTCCTTTTCTGTACACATCCTACCTCCTTTTCAGTGTTTATGGTACCTTCTTTTTCTCCTTTCGAGGCCCCGGCCTTCTATTGATCGCACCCTTTTCGTGTGCTCCGGCCTCCTTTTTCTACCTCCTCTCTACCCCCAGCTGTCCTTAGCTCAAGGGAGAACCTCACTACGTTCGCACACCAAGGGGACCCAATTTTCAAGCTGCTACCCCGGGGGTCCTCATGCTGGCCTGATTCTTGCATGGGCACAGGGGGCTGGCACGCTCCTTGCTTGCGCTGCTGGCCTGCTCTGCTATGTTCCACGTGGAACGTGCGAGGTGTTAGCTCGATGAGTGACCAAAGGCACTAGAACACAGGCAACACGTAATAGTGTACCGTATAGTGTAGTATAGGGGGGATGCAAGGATAGTGCCAAGTAGTAGACGCTCGCGCCTAGGGCTGTCGCTCGCGTGTGCTTAACGAATAGTTAACATACCAGTTAGTTAATATTTGGTTAAAGCGTGCTAAGTTGTTGTTTCTCATAACATTATGGCAAATACAGGTCTTTACATTTCCTTACATTTCCTTTACGTCCCTTTACATCAGGCGTGCTAGGCTGTACCTGTCTCGGCGAAACGCCAGACATGCCGATCCCCCGCGCGGGGAATGGCAGCGCACACGGCTGCGTGTCCGTTCTACGGGCAGCGCGCAGGCGAAACGGGCGCACATGTCCGCTCTTTGACAATCCCTCCCCTAGCCTTGCGGCTTCAAAGCTCACGCTTTGGCACGCATATTGCATGCGTGTTCCCAATCGCATAACGTTACGGCTCCGATCCAGCGCAACGCGGACGGCACGTCATAACGAAAGCTTAACATATCAATGTGTTAAGCCACTATTGGAGCATCACATGAACGCACGTTTTATCAATCTGGGTCAGGCTCGCAAGGTAGATGGTACGGAACTTGGCACGCTGGGCGCGACTAGCAAAGTCGCACTGGCCATCGCGCAAGCCATCGGCACGTCGGCGACAAAGAACGTCTCCGAACGCCAGTCGTGGACCCTCACAGCCCTAGCGGCTATTGAGATTCAAGACGACTACGCCAACGACACGGCATTGCGTGCCGTAGCTTGGGCGGAATGGCACGATGCGGTGCAGAGCGAACTGCGCGGTAAAATCGTCGCAGAACTCGTGTCAAAGCTCGGACTGGCAAAGGATGTGACGCAAGGCAAGGCGGACGACAAGTCTCCCTTGACGAGCTTGCAGTCGTTGCTGGTCAAGGCGCAGACCAAACTGGACAACTACACGCAGCGCGTGGAAGCGGCATGGAAGGCCGGACTGCTGGTCAAGTTTGACACTCTCGGAAATGGCGACAAGCTACCGGAAGCGTCTGGCAAGCTTCAAACCCGCACGGCAGAAGCCAATGCGAAGGCAGCGCCGGTAACGGCTGACTCGCAAGTGAAAGCCTACGCGGGACAGCTGGCCGGTAATATCATCGGCCTTGCGTCCGACTTCAATACGGCCGAGCAGAGCGCCGCAATCAAAGGCCTTCTGGAAGCGGTCAACGCCGTGATTCTCCGTTACTCCGCCGACGTTCTTACGACGGTTGAGATTAACGATACGGCCGCGCAGCTCCTCGCCTTCGGCGCGGAAGTCAAGACGGAAGAAGCGGCGGAGCCGCTGACCAATCTGGAAAGCTTGCTCACGGAAGGCAAGGCCGATGAATCGGCGGAAGCTGAAGAAATTCGCGAAGAACTCGGCATAGCGACCGCGTAACAACGTAAGGCTAGGGGATGGGACGCGGGTTTAGGTGGAAGGGCTAGAATAGGCTAGCCCTTTAGCGTAAACCACGGAGGCACAATATGGCGCACGCCAGCTAAATCTGGCAAGAGGCACGGGGCTATTGCTCCGTGCTTCCGTGCGTCTTAAATTTGGTGATTTAACGAATTTTTAACAGATTGATATGTTAAAACAGCATATTGGTCTGCACTTCCATCTCAGTGCTAATATGCACGAGGAGCTATAATTATGTACACTGTAGCCGTTGGCAAGCAGATTGATACACACGTAATGGAGCGCATCCTGCGCGTAGCTGTGCTGGGCCTGTCGAAGCAAAAAACAACAGAAGGCTCAATGTTCCCTTCTCTTGATGAGAAGGCTCTTGAGACAGCCAGCCGCTTGCTGTTCAAGCTCAAAGGGGAAGCATAACATGCGCATTACATTCAATCACGTGTTGAATGAGCAGCAGACGGAGGACAAGGACGGCAATATTGTCGTGTCCTCGATAAAGCTCGACGAGACAGTGTTGCCTTTGGATTTGTACAGGGACACTGAGGCTGACATCAGGCTGGAGAGATAGTATGCACACAGCTATAGGCAATTTCGAGATTGGTGATTTGGTAGCCACTACACACGGCACACTCAATCAGCCCTTTGCACAAGGCATCATTGCCTACTTCGACGAGAAGGGCAGGGCTGTGCTGGTATCGGGGTGTCGTGAATACCACGTGGACGTGGACCGGCTGACGTTCGTGGAGGACTGAGCCATGAGGGAAGAAACACTAATCCAGAAGTTACTAGACTTACGCCAAGACGCTAGTAACATTCCCGGCGCGGGTGCTGCCATTACTGTAGCTATTGAACAAATACAGTATGGATGCGATGTTGCGCTCGACGAGAAGGATACTATAAAGCCATGAACAAAACCTTCATCGCAATAGCTGCGGAGCAGGAAGAAGCTCTGCACGCAATAGCGGAGCGTTGCAAGCTTGCGCTCAAGTCAGGGAATAGCATTCCCATAGTACAGGTTAGTGCAAAAGCCGTTCTTGAAATTCAACACATAGCTGAGGAGGCTCTCAAGTGAAGAATAGCCAGATGCACGCCATGCTCTTGAGGCGTGGTGGCTTGAAGCTCGTCAAGGAGCTTGAGGCACGCTCGCGTATCATCGAGCGTAATGAGCCTGTCTACAGCACACAGGAAGCTTGTCCTATCAATCTGGACAAGCTCAAGAACAAGGGCACCATCGCCGCCAGCTCCGCAATTTCTGCACAGAATTCGTTCAGGGAAGACCACGGCAGCAGGCGCACCAAGTTTTTCACCGCAATTGGTGAAGTGGGCTCGTTTCAGAAGATTCGTGCTCGTGTCATGAGGGAATTTTGATATGAAAGAGTGGCCTACTGTGGACGATCCCGCTATTTACAGAGGGTATGAGATTCGTCCACGGGACGGAGGGTGGTGTCCGTGGAAAGATGGTGCATGGATGTGGCATGACGCATTTAATACTCAATGGTCCTGTGTAGTAGCCATTGACGAAAGACTGAGTAGCTAAAGCGTCCGCATTGTGCGGCGCATGTGGAGCAAGTGATGGTGTTTTACATTCGTAAGAATGCCGTGCGTTTCTATGCGGCACATCTGGGCCTAGCTCAGGGCGTGGTACCAACCACGTTCTTGGGCTGGAAGATTGTTGTCGTGCCTGACGAGGAGGAATCCTGATGTACGACGGTACGGAAAACATCCCTGCTGCTGATGTTGAGGCAGCTAACGATTTTGTGTACGAGCAGGAATCCGTTGTCACGGGCGAGACGTGTACTGAGTGTGGTGAAAACCACAAGTATCATCGCGACACATTCATTCCCAGCAACGCGCCATGAGCAAGGGCCTGTACACCACGTTCGTCAACATCAACTGGCAAGGTCACACGCTTGCCGCAACAGCGCACGAGGACGGCACCATACACCTGATGGTGGATGGAGCTGTTCAAGTGTTCCCTAATATTCCTGAAGCCATCAAGGCTTATCAGGCCAGCTTGGAGAAAGCAGCATGAATACGCAGAGCTTGTCGTGGTACGATGGCGCAATTCGCGCGGCGCAGCTGAAAGGCATGGCGTTGCGGGCAGCAGCTTTGGTTGAAGCCAGAGCAGCTTTCATCGGCATGCAGAAAGCTCGTCGTCACTGAGCCTCCCTTCTCAACTAACAGGACATCATTACCATGAATACTATTGTAACCGTTCCCGGCTTCGACAGCTTCACCGCACAGCATGTGTTCGACACAGCTGCTCGTCATCTGCTCTCGCAAAAGAAACGCGCGTATGGCAAAAAAGAAAACGGCGGGCACTCGTGCCTGTACAATGGTCCAGACGGCACATCGTGTGCTGCCGGTGTGTTTATTGAGCCGCAGTACCGAGCTGCTGCTGACAAACACGGATCGTGGGGCGGCGTGGTTGGTGCTGGTATGGCGTCGAGAGCCAACTATGATTTGATTCGCAATCTGCAAATCATCCATGACGACGCGCTTGATGAGTGGTCCCATGCGGTTACTGTAGCCTTCTGGTCCGGTGAGTTGCGTAGCTTGGCCGAGAGCTATCGGCTGAACGAAGATGCCATCGACGAGATGCTGACTGGCTCGTGATGCAGCCCAACTACCTTCCTTACTGGAGTAACAATCGTGTCTATCATTATTGGTGTCAACGACAACTTCGCACGCCGGCAGCAAGTACCACCAGCGTCGCACACACCCACCACTGAGCCCGAGACGCCCGTGCAACGCATGTACGGTCTCATCAAGCAGGGCTGGCCGCGGGACAGTATTGTGGTGCATGATAGCAAGCTGATGCTTGTGCGTCGTGAATCACACGACATGATCCCCTTGTAAGGAGAACTGCTATGTGTTTTACCACGAAAAACCCGGAGGTCTTGGTTGCATCACAAGATATTCCGGTGTACAAAATCATTCAGGAAAACAACGCTCCTGAATTTCTGGTCGATCGTATCCGCAACGATCTTCTATACAATATTCAAGGAGATCGTATTGGTGACAGTTCTCTTGTCACTAAATACGAGCCCGGCAAGTTGTACGAGGATAGCGGGGCCACGTTGCAGGCTGTTCCCTGTATGGCGCTTCTATACACACCGAATCGTACAACTACTTTCAGCATAGAACGCGGCTTTCACAGCTATGCCGATAGCGATCGACCGCGGGCGACGTGGCGGTACGACAGCTTAAAGCAAGTGATATTTGTGATTCCTGCCGGTGCTCGTTATGTGAAAGGGCACACTTTCGACGGTAGGGAAGTGTACATCAGTGACAAAATCAGGGCTGGTAGTTTGATCCCTGTGTAACGCGGAGCTACGTTAGTAGCAGACTATGCTACATGGCCCTCGCAAGAGGGCCATGTGTCGTAGCATTGTGCTACGTTAATGGAGAATGGTATGCCACGCAGTAATAGTGTCCGTCTGTCTGTG